GGTTTGCACTATTGGGAAGTTGCAAACAATAATATTACATTAGTTGCAGATCAAGCAACATACACAATGTTTAGATCAACAGGTGATGGTACTTCAAGTGCTACAGCTGTTTATGGTGTTGATGATATATTAGAAGCATCTTATAGAAACTCTAACGTAGACACACCACTTACAAAAGTAAGTAGATCACAGTATCAAGCACTATCAAACAAGACTTCTACTGGAACACCATCACAATATTTTGTTCAAAGATTTATAGATAAAATTACAATTACTTTGTTTTTAACACCTGGATCTAGTGAAGCAGGTAAGTTTTTAAATTATTATTATGTAAAAAGAATTCAAGATGCAGGTGATTATACTAACGATGCAGATGTACCGTACAGATTTGTACCATGCATGACTGCAGGATTAGCTTATTATCTTGCAATTAAAAATGCACCAGACAGAGTTCAAATGCTAAAGATGTTATACGAAGATGAATTACAAAGAGCTTTAGAAGAAGATGGTTCTTCTACTAGCACATATATCAGCCCTAAAATATATTATCCGGAGTCTTAATGTCTAGTCTTTCTTCAGGTAAATATGCACAATTTATTTCTGATAGATCAGGATTAGCGTTTCCATATTCTGAAATGGTAATAGAATGGAATGGTGCAAGAGTTCATATATCTGAATTTGAACCTAAACATCCTCAACTACAACCAAAACCACATAGTGCAGATCCACAAGGTTTATTAAATGCAAGACCGGCAAGAACAGAACCTGCTGTTGCAAGGATTCTAACTTTAAACCCATTGTCTGCTACAGATGGATCTACAACTGTTACAGTGTTTGAAGATAATCATGGAAGAACTACAGGTGATACAGTAAGATTTAGAGATAGTGAACCTGGTGCAGGTATAACTTCTGCAGATATTAATAACGCTTCGGGATTTACAATTACAGTTACAAATGCTAATAACTATACATTTACAGCTTCAGGTACAGCAACTGCAACTGCAAAAATAGGAGGAGGAAGTATATCGGCTGGTCCGGTTACACTATCACCATAATGGCATACACACTTACAAATTTACAAGATGATATTAGAAGCTATACAGAAGTAGATAGCTCTGTATTATCAACTGGTGTTTTAAATACAATAATTAAAAATGCTGAAAACAGAATTTACAGAGAAGTAGACTCTGATGATAATAGATTTTACGCTACATCAAACTTACAGTCTGGAAACAGATATGTAACAATTCCATCTGATCTTAGAGCCATAAGATATGTTCAGTTAAAAGATGGATCTAATAATCAAGTATTTTTAGAAAAAAGAGATACTAGTTTTATGACAGAATACTACAATACACCTAGCACAGCTAGTGGTTTACCTAAGTATTATGCTAACTGGGATGCTAATTTTTGGGTAGTAGCACCTACACCAAACGCTACGTTTGAAATTACTTTGGCATATATTAAACAACCCACAAGTCTTACAGACTCGTCAGTAAGCTCTAGTGGGACTTTTGTATCTAATAAATATCAGGATTTACTTTTGTACGGATGTCTGGTAGATGCATATGGATACTTGAAAGGTCCAGCGGATCTGTTACAATACTATGAACAGTCATATCAAAGGGCTGCAAAATCGTACTCTATTGAACAAGAAGGTAGAAGACGTAGAGATGAATGGCAAGATGGCGCTATTCGTTCTCAGATTAAATCGCCATCACCATAGGAGAAAATATAAATGGCAAATGTAGTACCTGACTCTTTTAAAACAGACCTGTTAAAAGGAGAGTTTAACTTTGATTCATCTGGTGGATCAACTTTTAAACTTGCTCTTTACACTAACATATCTGGCTTAACAACAGCAACAACTGCTTTTACTGCTACCAACGAAGTTTCTACATCTGGAACTAGTTATAGTTCTGGTGGAAATACTTTAACTAATAATGGTGTAGCGGTATCAAGTAACATTGGTTTTGTAGACTTTGCAGATCTAACTTTTAGTTCTGTAACGTTGTCTGCTGTAGGCGCACTGATTTATAAGAGTGGCGGAACAAACCCAGCTGTATTAGTTCTAGATTTTGGTGGAACAAAAACTGCAACAAACGGAGATTTCGTTGTTCAGTTTCCAACTGCTAACTCTTCTAGTGCTATTATTAGACTAGGCGACGCGTAATAAAAATTTGGAGTAGTAATGGCTTTAATAGTTAACGATAGAGTTAAAGAAACAAGTACAACTACTGGAACAGGAACTTTGAATCTTGCAGGAGCTGAGCAAGGTTATGAAACTTTTGTTTCAGGAATTGGGACGACAAATACAACTTACTATGCAATTGAAAATAATTCTGCAGGTGAGTTTGAGGTAGGTATTGGTACAGTTACTGATGCTTCACCCGATACTTTATCAAGAGACACAGTTATCTCATCATCGAATAGTGATAGCAAAGTAGATTTTGGAGCAGGTACCAAAAATGTATTTTGTACACTACCAGCATCGAGATCAATGTCTCCATCTATGACAGCTACAGATTATCTAGTTACACATGCTACAACTCTTTCACAAGATCAAACAATTGCATCTGGAGTTTTAGCAGGACCTGTAACTATAACTGGAACACAAACTATAACAGGAACGGTAGTAGTAATTTAATGAGTAAGATAGAAGTAGATCAGATAACTCAACAATCCGGCACAACTGTAACAGTTGGTGGTGGAGCTTGTAAAACTGCCGTCGTAGATGCAACTACAGTAACTTTAGGTAGATCAGGTGGTACAGTTCAATTAGCTTCTGGTGCTTCTCAAACAGGTTTTGGTAGAACAGGAACTGTAGATTGGCAAACAGGAAGCATTAAAACATCAACTTTTACAGCAGCAAATGGAGAAGGTTATTTTGCAAATACTTCTGGTGGAGCTTTTACAATGAACTTACCAGCAGGATCTGCTGGAAATATTGTTTCTGTTGTTGATTACACTAACACATTTCAAACAAATAATTTAACTGTTGCAGCTAATGGATCTCAAAAAATTGGTGGTGTTCAAGCAACTGTTGCTTTAAACACAGAAGGTCAATCAGTTACTTTCGTATATGTAGATGATACAGAAGGTTGGAAAAACGTTCAAGATTCAACTAGTAATGTTACTGGATCTGTTCCATTTATGGCTGCAACTGTTTCAGGAGCAGGAAATACTTTAACAACTGCCCCTTGTTGTTCTGATGTTAAAATAGCAACTTTTACAGGCCCGGGAACTTTTTGCGTATCTCAAATTGCATTAGGACCTACAGCTCCTGCAAATAATGGAATTGCATATATGGTAGTAGCTGGTGGTGGAGGTGGTGGTAAACACCAAGCAGGCGGCGGTGGAGCAGGTGGTTTTAGAGAATCTAATAGTCCTGTAACTCCTTATACAGCTAGTCCTTTAAATGGTCCAGGATGCACTACTTTATTTATTTCAAGTACAGGAGGAATTCCAGTTGTAGTAGGTAGTGGTGGAGCTGGTGGTACAGGAACTTGTGATGGGTTTGGTTCTAATGGTGGTGTTTCAACTTTTTCAACAGTTACATCTGCTGGTGGTGGAGGTGGAGGAGGATATAAGAACGTTCCAGCTGGAGGTTTAGGTCAAACTGGTGGTTCAGGCGGTGGTGGCGGTTCTTCAAGTCAACCAGGTGGTGGTTTAAGTAATGGAGGAGCTGGAAATACACCTCCCGTTAGTCCACCTCAAGGTCAAAATGGCGGTGGAGCACGTACACCAAGTCCACACAGCGGTGGTGGCGGCGGTGGAGCAGGAGCCGTAGGTCAAAGTATAAGTGCCCCTGGATGTAATGGTGGAGCAGGTGGAACAGGTGTGTCAACAAGTATTAGCGGAGGTTCAGTAGCAAGAGCAGGTGGTGGCGGTGGTAGTGTTTGTGGTGGTCCAGCAGGTGGTGTTGGTGGTAGTGGTGGAGGTGGTGCAGGAGGTAAAGCTTCTTCTCCAGGACACGGAATAGCAGGAACAGTCAATACAGGTGGCGGAGGTGGTGGCGGTGCAGCCGCTCCTAAAGATTCTGGTCCTGGCGGTTCAGGTATAGTAATAATAAGGTATAAATTTCAATAATTATGACAAGTACAATTAAAGTAAATAACGTTCAAAACCAATGCGGTCAAAACATCATTAACGAGAATAGTAATACAATTACTCTTGGCGCTAGTGGTGATACGATTGCTTTAGCATCAGGTGCAAGTCAATCAGGATTTGGTAGAGAAGGTTCTGTTAATTGGCAAACAGGAAGTATTAAAACTGCTACATTTACTGCAGCAAGTGGTGAAGGATATTTCTGTAATACAAGTGGTGGAGCATTTACAGTAAATTTACCTGCTGGATCAGCAGGTGCTATAGTTTCAGTTTCAGACTATACAAGAACATTTCAAACAAACGGTTTAGTAGTATCACCAAATGGATCAGAAAAAATTGGCGGTGTTGCAGCACCTGCAACACTATCGACTGAAGGTCAAACAGCTACATTTGTATATGTAGACGCTACTGAAGGTTGGATTAATACACAAGAAACATCTAATTCTGTAACAGGTAACCCTGACATAGTAGCTACAGGTGGAACAATAACAACTTCAGGTAATTGTAAAATTCACACATTCACAGGTCCTGGAACTTTCGCAGTATCTAATATTTCAACAACTGCTGCAAATAATGAAGTTTCTTATTTAGTAGTCGCTGGCGGCGGCGGTGGAGAAGGTGGTGGAGCTGGAGCTGGAGGATTTAGAGAAGTTAAAAGTCCTACTACTCCTTATACAGCTAGTCCATTAGATGGTTATCCAAGTTCGCCAAATAGAATAACAATAACAGCTACAAGTTATCCAATTACAGTTGGTGGGGGTGGTGCAAGTGGAGCTTGTGGAACTGGAGGTGATGGAAATAATTCAATTTTTTCAACAATTACATCAGCAGGAGGCGGTGGTGGAGCTGCACAAGGAAGCTCTGGATCAAGTCAATGTGGAGGTTCAGGTGGAGGATCAGGTCAAGATTCTACTGCTTCAGGAGGAGCAGGAAATACACCTCCGACAAGTCCGTCTCAAGGAAATCCTGGTGGTGCAGGAACTGCCGGACCATTTGGTGGTGCAGCAGGGGGTGGAGGAGCTCTAGCAGCTGGTTCTAATGGCGCACCAAAAAATCCTAGTATTCCTGGAACTCCTGGAGTTCCTGGAGGAGCAGGAGCAGGAACAAATATTAATCCAGCTACAGGTGAACCTGGACCAGGTCCATCAAGATATTATTCAGGTGGTGGAGCAGGTGGTTCTAACGTTGATGCAAATCCAACACCAGGTGGAATCACACAAGGTCTAGGTGGTATTGGTGGTGGCGGAGATGGTGGTAGAGGAGCAAATGATCCTGGAGTTGCAGGAACAACTAACACTGGTGGTGGTGGCGGTGGTGGTGAATGGCAAGGTGTAGGTGGAGCAGGTGGTTCTGGTATAGTAATAATAAGGTACAAATTTCAATAGGTAAATTATGAGTGAAATAAAAGTAAATAAAATTAGCCCAAGAACAGCGTGTGGTACAACTACGTTAGGAGATAGTGGAGATACATTCACAATTCCTGCTGGTGTATCAATTACAAACTCTGGTACTGCATCAGGCTTTGGTGCAACAGGTGCTGCGTCTTGGAATACAACAGTTAAAACAGGAGACTTTACAGCAGTTGCTGGTGAAGGTTATTTTGTAAATACAACTTCAGGAGCTGTTAATGCAACTCTTCCAGCAGGAACTGCAGGAGCAGTTGTTGCAATAAAAGATTACGCAGGAACTTTTGATACAAATGCAGTTACATTAGTTAGAAATGGTTCAGATAAAATTGGTGGTCAAGCTGTAAATGCAACTTTATCTACAGAAGGCACTGCAGTTACATTAGTTTTTATAGATTCAACACAAGGTTGGTTAGTAACAGATTCAGGTTTACAAACCGAGGCACCAACAACTGCATACGTTACAGCAACAGGTGGGACAATAACAACTTGTGGTGATTTTAAAATTCATACATTTACAGGGCCAGGAGCTTTATGTGTATCTGATGCAGGAAATGCACAAGGTAATAATGAAATAGAATATATAGTCGTGGCTGGCGCAGGTGGTGCTGGATATGACACTGGAGGGGGAGGTGGAGCAGGTGGTTTTAGATTTGCTTCTCCAAGTTTAGCACCTGCAACATATCCTGGAAAACCTTTAGCAGCTCCGGCTGGCCTTACAGCTTCAGTAGCTAGTTTTCCTATTGTTGTTGGCGGTGGAGGAACTAGTCAAGCTTCAGGAGGAGTTGGAGCAGGAAGTAGTGGTTCAAATTCATCTTTTTCAACAATAACATCAGCTGGTGGTGGAGGTGGAGGTTCAGGTGGAGGTTCACCTGGAATTAGAACTGGTTTGGATGGTGGTTCAGGCGGTGGCGGAGGTAATCCAAATGGTTCAGGTGGAGATGGTGATACTCCTTCAGTAAGTCCAGCTCAAGGTTTTGACGGTGGAGATAATCAAATAGATAATGTTGCAAGTGGTGGTGGTGGCGGTGCTACACAGAGAGGTCAAGATACACAACCTAGTGACACTGGAGGTTATGGTGGTAATGGAGCTGGTATTCCAACAGCTTTTGGTTCGAATGGTGTTCCTTGTGGAAGTTTTAGATATTATGCCGGTGGTGGTGGTGGAGGTGGTAGATCACCTAGTCATGGTCCTGCTGGTGCAGGTGGAAAAGGCGGTGGAGGTGCAGGTGTTCAGACAGGTGCAGGTAACGCAGGAACTGTAAATACAGGCGGTGGAGCAGGTGGTCCTTCAGGTACATCTTTAGCACAAGCTGGAGCAGGTGGTTCAGGAATCGTTATTATTAGATACAAATTTCAAAATTAATATGTATTTACTAACATTTAAAATTAATATATAAGGAGAAATATTATGGCACATTTTGCAAAACTAGGAGCTAATGGAAAAGTTATTCAAGTATTAACTTTGAATAATGGTGATATGTTAAACGCTGATGGCGTTGAAGACGAATCAGTAGGTCAACAATATTTAGAAACACACAATAATTGGCCTGCACAAATGTGGATTCAAACATCTTACAATACATCTGGTGGTCAACACAAAGATGGTGGAACACCTTTAAGAGGTAACTACGCAGGTATAGGTTATACTTGGGACGAAGATGATCAAATCTTTTGGCCTAAAAAACCTTTTGCTTCTTGGGTAAAACATAACGAATCAGCTTCTTGGAAATCACCAATTGGTGATGCTCCTGCTTTAACTGAAGAACAAGAGTCACAAAATACAGCTGATACTCACAGATGGATTTACGTCTGGAATGAATCAGGACAGTCTTGGGATCTAACAGATTCTAAAGCATAATTGATCTAGATCAATTCTTTTAATATCAATTGACATTATAAATGACGGATGTATATATTACATCCAGGTATGCAAAAGAAAGTATTAACAGAACAAGCTTTATATTATGGTGATGTGGCGATGCCTAAAGATTGGGACATCGACCGAGATAAATTATCAGGCGATATCCTACAATCAGTAATTCAAAACAAAGATTTTCCATTTTCAAGAACTTGGGATATGTTAAATACATATATGCGAGATCACATCGGTCTTGAGTATAGTGTTAATTTAGTTAACAAAAAAACGTGGGGAAATATCTATAAACCTGCGGAAACAACTATTCCTTTATTAAATATTGATCCAGTGGATCTACGTAACTCTCCAGACTTTACATTATTATATGGTGTGAAAGTTAAAGATTGTTT